CTGTAGCACTTACGCCACTATCAAGTTCAAAGGCAGTCTTTCCTTCAGTAACCTTACCGATTTTGCCAGTGAGTTCTACGTTAATATAGTCTCCATAGTCAAGCCCTTCTCCATGTCTTGCAATCAGAGGCACTAGCTTTCTGTTTCCATTCTCAGGGCCATCTTTGGCTATCTCTTCATCAGACTTATGCTTATATATACTGAAGTTAGAGCAAAGCCATATGATTCTATCAGAGCCTGAAGCTGTGTCAGTGCTCTCTTTTGTTATACCATCTCTATTCAATTGGATGAAAGTAAGTATAGGCACTTCGTATTTAAGAGACAGATTATGTAGGGCTGTTATCATGAAGCCAAGGATTTGAAATTCTTTCATATCTCCTTTGATTTCACTTGAGTCCATAAGTTTAAGGTAATCGTATATAATAACACAATCGTTTGCCTTACCCTTATCATTTAATCCTACAACCCTACTAATCCATCTTCTCATTATTGCAACTTGCTCTTCAAATGAAGCGCCGCCAATAGTCTTAAAGTAATACGGAATATCCTTTATTTCTCTTGCTGCTTCCATGACCTTCTTTTTCTTAGCTGGGTCATCAGCAAACTTTCCAGTTTCAATGTCATTAATTGGAACACCAGACAACATAGCCATCATCCTGTGTTGATGGTCTTCCTTCCTCATCTCGGTGTCCAGATTTAATACTGGAGTTCCTTCTTTTGCAATATGTATGCCCATATTGTCGGCAAGCAAAGTTTTCCCAGTCTTAGGCCTAGCACCAATAACATTGACTGTACCTTTTCTCAATCCTCCTCCGATTGAAAAATCGTATCTAGGGAATCCTGTAGATATGCCTATCTGATCGACCGACTCCTCTGCTAACTCCTCTAGGTGTGCCTCAACATCATCGAACATCTGCGTTGGAGACTCATCTTCTCCTGCAATAACAGAGGTCACATCCATGACGGCATCTTCAGCGATGCCAAGTATTTTTGCTATGGGTTCATCACCCTTAATGTCTAAGTACTTTTGTTTGGTTATGTCAAGCTGGTCGTACATCATTCGTGCTATTTCAAGCTTGCGAACCTTAGCAGCAAACTTTCTCAAGTTTTCCAATAGCACTGGAAACTTAATGACAGAAGACATATGTTGGACTTCTTGCGTATTGAAGAAGTCTGAAAATCCCAGCTCTTTAGCCGCTGACATCATTGTTGGTGCGTCTAATGATCGAGAATCGTCTGTCTCAAGCACATGCTTCATACATGAGTACAGCACTACGTTAGACTCGTCCGTAAAAGACGATTCGCTAATAATATCTGACACATCATAATAAGCTTCAGCACCATATCTAAATATGCCTGCTAGTATAGCTCTTTCTGCTGGTAAGTCGTTTAACATACTATCTGCCACCTGTTACGCAACGGTTACACTTCCATCTTTCTCTATTGTATACTTGCGAGGGAAACATTTCAAAGTCTTTCCCACATGAGGCACATCTAAATGTCTGTTTCTTTACAGCGTTTCTTTTGCCTCTATTTGGATTTGGCTTTGCCATTTTGTCAGACGCTTCTGCATCGGCTAGCTCTTTTCTCTCATCTGCTGTAAGGCTTATACTCTGCATCATATCATCAAATTTATTAACAGGAGCACTCTTGTTGGTAGCAGCAGGAGAGTTCTTTTTTCTCTTACCCTTGCCTCTTCGCCTCTTCTTATTCTTTGGCTTCTGACCTAGAGCTTCTCGAATTTCTTCTTGACTAAACTGTTTTAGCAGTTTTTGTAGTTCTTCTTTATCCATGTCTATTTATCTTTGCTCTCTGTAAGTTAATGTATAGGTCACTAAGGTTTTTAACTGAACTAGCTAAGTATGTTAGCCTGTCTGCTCTCTGTTGAGCATATACCTTAATACTATCTAATTTTTTAGCATATCCATCTTCTTTGACAGCTTGATAGTATTGGCTGTCCCAAGAACCTTTATACTGCGACTCTCTTCCAGATACCATTTTCTTAAGGTTAGACGAGGCCCAGTTTACACGAGCTATCTCTCTATTGTATGATCTTTGCAAATAGAACGAGAAGCCGCCTAGTAGTAATGCTGCTTCTGCGCACTCCTCCACTGTGAGCTTTTCCATCTGTTGTCTAGGCATCGACATGTAGTTCTTCACAGACTGGTCATGAAAGTCTTCGGAGTAGCCGCCTATGCCTAGCTTCCCCTCATACTCGTCCAGTACAGAGTCAATTTGCTCTAGTCGTTCCTTTGCTGTATTCGCAGCTTCCACTTATCTGTATCCTCGTTATAAGGCAATTCAACGTATGTAATGTTATTATACTCGCACCACTCCTGCTTCCGCCGATCTTTTTTCTTCTGATTCACAAAATCCTGTGCAGAGCTGTGGAATAGAGAGTTAAATTTGTAGTGTTGTTGTCCATGAACTTCTACAACTAACTTAAGAGTGTTTATATAAAAATCAAAATATCCCTTCTCATATCTCGTCAAGGGCACAAGCACCTCTTCCATCACCTGAACGGTAGGGAATAGCTGTATGAGCATTTCCCTTGCCGCCAGATGAAGTTTGGAGCGTGGACGCATTTCATTCGCAGCTACAACGTAGCCGCTTAGACTCCACGTATGAATCTCATTGTTTAAATCTCTAATCTTCATATTAACTCCATAGCCCTTTGAAACAGCAAGACCTTGCAGATATGAGGACTTTAACATACTGCTTGAGGTGGTCTTGAAACCTCGACGTTTTGTGAGTTCATCAACTTGCAGCCATGAACGTCATAACATGCTGCGTCGGGTGCTGATGAGACCCGTGTCTTTCTATTAGTTTCTCTACAGATATTCTACCGTGATTTCCACATGGGACACCAGCCTCAAACATTTTATTTCCAAGAAAAGCTATGTTTTTTGCTGCATTAAGATGAGACAGCTCCTCGTGGCCGCACTTTAGACATCTAAACTCGTCTACCGTCTTTCTGTTGTCCTTATGGACATATCCACAAGAAGAACATCTCCTTGATGTATTTTTGCAAGGAACAGCAATGAATGGGACTCCCTGATTTTCGCATAGAGTTTGCAGTTCAGGGATAATCTTATCTTGACCAAACGTGCCCATGCTCTGACCAGTTTTGACCATATCTATGCATAATAAAGACTTGTTGTCCTTGACGACATCAACAATTTTTTCGCAAACCTTCTTAATCTCCGCATGAAGTTGTTTGTGCTTATTTATAACTTGTCTTCGCACAGCACCTCTTTGTGAAGTTCTAAGGCCTTCTTTTTTTGAGTTATTTATAGTCTTGTTTAACTTCCTAATTTTATCAATTAGATCTGATACAACATCAGGAGCTGGGATCACATCGCCAGTATTAAAAACAATCCAATTATGCAAAGACTTGTTAATATCAAAGCCAAGAACCTTCTCTGGCGTATACTGCTGTACAAAAGGAATATCTACGGCAACTACAAAACATTTTTGTTTTACAATTAAGTTTCCTCCAAACTTTCCAGAGTCAATGTAATCTGACTTTATTGATCCTTTATACGGAACATTATAATCTCCAAATACTGTGTGGAAGATAAGCCTCTTATTCTCCTTATCTATCTCTACGTTTCTGTCCTTGTTATAAAGGCTTTTGTTTTTAAAGGTAATTCTAGGAATCTTCTCCCCATTCCTTTTGAAGTACCCAGCAAATCTCTCAAGTACATAGCCGACTAGCTGCCTCTCTATCCCCTTCCGCCTTTCGACAATAGGGTACTTGTCTAAGATGTATCTAATTCTATCTCTATATCCGGCCTGTGTGACTTCCTTTCCATCGCTCAGCTCTACATATTGACCAAGACCAACGGAGTTGATATTCACAATTGAACCATTGGATATTTCATCACGAACACATTCTGAGATTTCGTTTAGAAGAGAGTTTGTAAGGGTCAACATTTCTGAGAATTCAGCGCTATATTCAAGCCCCCAGAACTTAGCGTTCCTAATCATAATTCTAATCCTTAAAATAAGTTTTGAATGATAAAAAGCCCTTTTGCATCTACATTCACTTCGCAGATAGGAAGGGCTATAAACCTACTGGCTCAGGCGTGAATGAAGCCTGCTCGTTTTGTAACCACTAACCATTAAAGTTAAGAACGAGATAACTTACTTTCTGAGGCTGATTAGAGGCCCCGACTTTTGCTACAACATATATTTGCAGTCAAGAAGCCTAACTTGCTGCTTGAGGCATATATGAAGCCTCTGATTCATACATAACAGACACATGAGGAGTTACGAGAGTTACCCTTTTCTGACAGAACCTTTCAAGCAAGCCTTCCGCTAGCCCTTCCATGAACTCCTTT